TTCTTTCTATCATCTTAATACCGTCAAAGCCTTGATTTTTAATGCGGCGAAGAACATCTTCTTTTTCTATTGGACCCCATCGGCCCTCTTTTAGTTCTTTATATTCCCAGAGTAAACTATAAGGATTCTCACCCCTATTCCTCGTTTTACTGTACTTCCATAAATCTTTATCAGATGCAATTCCTTTTGAATCATAAACATCCTCCCCATAAAGTCTTTTCATTTCTTCCATATCTTTACGAGTCCAATATTTACCTTTTGAATAGTTACCTTGAAACATTTTAGGAAGATGCTCACTATCTATTACATCTGGTAGTTCATTCCAGTATTTTTCTATTTCTGCTCGTGACATAGACTGTTGATTTTTAAAATAGTCTCCTTCTCTCAGAAGTGGTCGCAGGACTTCATCAACCATTCTCTTTGCACCATATTTAGTAATGGCTATTCCCCGTCTTACTTGTGCTTTATTTGGTAAAACTAAGTGAGCGTGTTCTACTGGATTAAATAATTTTTGAACTGAAAGATAAGTAGGTAGTATACGTTGACCCTCAGTGTCAGGTATTAGATGAGCCACTTCAGGAAAAGCTTTTCTTTGTGCTTGAGCCTCTCGTGCGGGGTTCCAATTTGATGCAAATCTAGGATTTAAACTAAAAAATGATAATCCCTCTTTGCCTCGTTTTTTAAACATTTCTGGTGGTGGAAGATAACCGGGAGAACTTTTAAAACTTTCAAAAGTATATGGTGTTGAATGATAAGCTGGCAGAGGCAAACCTACTTCATCTATAATCTCACTATTTTTAAACCACTTCTTAAATTCAGGCGTATGAACAGTAGGAGGATGTTTTACTTTTGTTGCACTTGCTCCTTTACCAGCTAAACGAGCAGCTACTGAGGCTAATCCAGATAGTGGCATCTTATGGCATCCCTGACATTACTAGTTCGCCTCTTAAATCTAATTCCTGCTGTTCCTGCGCTAATCTCTGGCGATAATTTCTTAGCGCAGCGTCTACATCTGCTCCCGGCTGGTCAGCCAATTCTGCCAGTACCTGTGATTCTCCGCTGCGAGCAGAAGGAATTCCAAAAGATGCAGCATATAGCGGCCATCCTGCTAAAGTAGCTGCTCCACGCAATGCTATGCGTGAAAGGTCTTTACCAGAGGGAAGCTGTGGTGGTGGAGAAGCAGTTCTGGTAATTCTTGGTTCCAGTGTTCTTTTAGGTTCTTTAGGTTTAGTTTTTATCTCAGGCTTTTTAGGCGGTCTAGGTTTCGATGAAGGTGAATCAGTAAGTACGGGTGGTTTCTTTTCTGTCCTTTTCTTACGCCAAGGTGTGCGTGGACTCCAATCTTTTGGTTTTCTTACTGCCTTATCTTGTGACACTTCCTTTTCAACTGTACCCCAACTTTTAAATTCAGGTGACTTCCTTTGCTGTTCTTCAAGCCTCTCAGGCCAAAACTCGCGTGATGGTCCCTTGGTAAGGGGATTTAGGACGGGCATACTTTTTACAACACTCCTTATTTTCCTGTCAACTTTACGCTGTTCAACCACAAGGTCTCGATAATATTTTAATCCTGCTTTCTCTGCTTCTGGAGTATTTAAAGTATCTTCAATTCCTCTAAAATCCACGCGAGGGTCCCAGATGTCTTCTAATGAAATCGTATACTGAAGACGACCACCTCCTGTATATTCTAGCAGTCGTTTTTTTAATTCCGCATCTAACTTAAAAAGTTCATCTAAACTAAGAGGAAGTTCTTTACCAAGACTCTGAAGACCAGAAATTTTAGGTACAGACGTAGCCGACGTACCACGTAGAAAATCTCTACGGGTCATCTCCGTTAGTTTCTTTAATTTATTTACAACGTCGTCGGTCGCCATAATCCACTATCTCGTATAAAATTAAATAACTCCAAATACCTCCCAACATAAAGTGGAAGTAACATAGTTCCATCAAGTAGAAGGACCTTCAAAATCTTTTACTGAATCATCCTCATTAACAGACACACAGTAAGCATCAACTATTCTATAACCCTGTGCCTGATTCATAGCATTTATAGCAATAATACCGATATTCTTGGTATTCATAGCACATTCTTCGTAAGTTTCAAAGGGACCCGATGAAGCAGTTTTGTATACCGCTACGTTAGGATTCCCGCCTACGTTGTACATTAAAATAATTGCTAACCAAATAGAAGCAAGTTCCATGAAAAAACTCCTTATAATTCAGGATTGATTATTATACACCTAAATAGGCCAGTACGCAACCCTCTTCTTACGTCGTACAGGTTCATCGTCTTCCGTTGGGTCATCAGGATGCGACAAACGCCATGATTCCCGTACATAATGAACTGCCATCGTAAGTGCATCCACTTGGTCGTCATGCCGTGCATTCGGAAATGTTATCAGTTCCTCTATGAGTTCACTTGACCATTTCTTTTGAGTGGGAATCCAGACATGTCCAGACTCAATCATCGGACTGGCAGCATAGACACGAGATACCTTGTCCCTATCAGGATTGTATTCCAAGACAGGCAGGCCAGCCCTTCTCATATCTTGTATGAGGGACTGGCCGCTCGCCTTCTTCTCAACGATGCATATATCAGGTCGATGCTCATCGTGAAGAAGCTGGGCCATTCGGCGCAGTTCAGGATATTCGTAGCGACCTCGAACATTACCCAGCAAAATTAAATGACCACCCCAATACTCCTTTCCCACGGAATCCTCTTCTGGCATACTGAATATACCCCAAGTCTGGATAACACTGAAGTCAGCAGAGGTTCTGGTAGAAAAAGCCGTATCGTAGGTTTGTAGTACAAAATCACACATAGGAGGCTCATCGCTGGTCCAGTCCTTTATCCAGCGTTTCTTGATAACCCCGCCTTCCTCTGGTGTGGGATTCTGCATATAAAGGGAGTCCCAGTAGCGACTACCGTTGCTCGCAATAATTTCTTCCTCATCCACTCTCAGGACTTCTTCTGGTTTCCACTCAGGAAAATAAGAAGAACCTACCGGGAGATTGAGAAGTTCAGCGGCAGGCTCGTCCAGCCATGCAGGGATACTGATAACTTCCCAAGGATTGGTAGTTTCCATATCCATTATTTCTTCCTGCTTCAGAAGCCAGCCGCACAGGTCATCATGGTGGTATCTGGTATTTATTATAACGATGGAACCATTCGGCATGATGCGGGTTCTCAGACCAGCAGGATACCACTCCTTGACGTAGCGCCGTCCTGATTCCGAAAAGGAATCCTCTTCTGACATCACATCATCGAGAATAGCAACATGAGCACCACGCCCAGCTATCTGACTTCGTACCCCGGCTGCGTAGTAAGTACCATTCTGATTGGTCTTCCATTTCCCGGCAGCACGAACATCACTCCGCAACGTCACTCCACGGAAGATATCCTGAAATAACTCCGTATTCACGATATCCCTGACCGACCTTCCGAAGTCGCTTGATAGCTGGTCGCTATGAGATACCGTGAGTATCTCGTGTTCTGGGTGGCGACCAATGTACCATGCAGGGAAAAGCTTGGAGCAGATAACTGATTTAGAGGAACGAGGAGGTAAAAAGACCATGAGTCTCTTTATTTCTCCTGATTCTATTTGTTGTAATTTTTGGGAGATTAACTTGATATGCTGGCCCATCTTCCAGTCAGAGATAAGAGTGGGAGCAACAAGACGGATGTAAGACAGAAAATCATCCTTGCAGGTAGCAAGTACGTTTTCTTCCAGAAGAGCTGCTGTAGCAAGCAGTCCCTCAAGTTTACTAATGGATTGTAGTGTTTCCGTCTGCATATTCTTCTATGAACATAGACCGCAAAAGATTTAGGTTTGTAATAAGACAAGCCACTCCTTCTGCCATATGGGGGCGCATAAGAACCGCTTTGGAAGGAGCTATTCCACTAATTATTTCTTGTATTATTTTTGATAAAAGCTCTGCTGCAGACAAAGAATCCAGCTGGATAAAAGAATTCTCAAGAGTTCCTTCTTCTAGCTGGAGGACTGCTTCCAGTTCTTTTATATTATTTTTTAAATTGGGCATAAAATCTCCTACTAAGAGTAACTAAGAGTTACTTAAAATTAATAAAAAAATAAAACTTAAAGAAACTTTAAGTAACTAAGAGTATTATATAGGAACTAAATAGGAAATGTCAAGGGGTAAATGAAAATATTTTTATATGTGTGATATTTATGTCACTATAGGTAGGCACGCAACGTAGCGATGAAGTCTGTGATTTTTGCTAATTTTACGTGTGGAAGGAATTCTTTATTTTTTTTTTTTGCGCGCGAATTTTTTCTCCTCCCCCCCTTCTTCGTTGTATCCAAATGGGAACGACGAATTGATAAGCATGCTTATGACTTGGGGGTTGACGGGAAACAAAAAGTATGAACGAGAAACAGCGCCGAGCGTCGAGCGGCTGCAACTTTCCGCCGCGCCTGTCAAGCTCAAGAAACATATTGATTGGTGCATTGATGAGTGTACTATGGGGACGCTGTTTCTCATTGTGAATTTTGACGCGCCGCCTGGGCGAATCTAGTTGTACGTACAACCGGATTTAAACAAGCGGAAAGCGTTGACGCACGCGATAGAAACGGCTTTCGACAATCACAAGTAAAGGTTAGTAACATGTCAAAAGCTAAACAAAAGACGACGTACGCGAACATCAATACCGCGCCACTATCTGCAGAAAATAAAGCGTTACTAGATAGTGCTGCTAAAGCGTACGGATTTATTGAGGCGGCGGAAAATACCACGTTAAACATTATTGTGCCTTTGGTGTTTCTCGCTAAGTCTTATGGCGTTGTGGCAAACACGCGAACACCAACAAAAGAAAATCCGACAACGGCTAAAGTATTCCGTGATAAGATTATTTCTAAGTTCGGTTGTTCTGAAAGTTATGCCAAAAACATTTGCGCTATTGTCCTGAATAAATTAATTCAAGACTTGGGTGACAGCGCAAAAACACCAGAAGCGCTTCTCGAAATGTTCCAAGCGAAGAGATGGTATTCGATGCGAGACTTCCGAGAAGCCACCAAAAAAGCGCCGACACCAAATAGGCAAACTACAAAAGAACAAGTCTTGAAAATGAATCCGACAGAAATGCGAAACCATTTCGATAAACGGAATTCGGACTTAACAAAAACAGAACTTCAAGACAAAATAAGAGTTCTGAAAATTGAGCTAGCTTCTGCGCAAGCAAAGTTAGATTCAATGCAAGGCGAGAAGATATCCAAGGCGGAAAATGTTTCAACCCCAAAAATCCGCCAAAGGCAAAAGCGTGCGGCGTAACATCGTAAATCAGAGAGAGAAGCCCCCGTTAACGCGGGGGTTTTCTTTTTGTTTTTTATTCAACATTCCAAACACAGCCTGCATGGGCGCAGTCTCGGTAATCCAGTTGTACGTACAACTAGAATGGGGGATGTATGGGAACACGTAACGAATGGGAACGCCTATATGATGGGTGTATATACAAGACAGCTGGGCGTATCTCAAGGAGTACTCTGTTTGAGAGAAGAGGACACAGTAAGTGTGTCTTTATAAAATACATAACACACCTGAACGGACATGTGCAGGAGCTGCGCACTCCTGTGCGTTCATCTCGAACCTCTCTAAAACGGCATGAATGAACATGGGAACAACACAACCAGTATGGGTGCAACCTATTGGTATGTATGGGCTTTCTCTGTCTGTACATACTTCTGCGTTGCGGTCGCACGTAGATGATAAACATCAACCACATGACGAGGTTTGATATGTTATCAGAACAAGTCACGATGAAGGGTATCTCATGGATGAAAACCATGTCGCATATCCATCAGGTTGGGAAACCACCTCCACTAGACATCCCTCCTGATAAGCTAGAGAGCATGGCAAAATATTCTCTCTCTCTACCGGATAGTGTTGAGGTTTTGAGGAGCATGTTCTATTCGTGGGGAATATTGGCAACAACTCCAGATACGAAGCAAGAAGTCCTAGATGCTAATGACTGGGCTGCTTTGCATAGATGGGGCAATCCATAATAAGGAGAACACTATGTTACTTATGAAACTTGATGGGTCAGGCACAGTCCTGATTGATGCTGTTGAGTCTCGACTGAAGCTGGCTGTTGAATATGCACAGGCTGGTGAAGAGGACAAGGCAGAGGAATTGTTTGCTAATGCTTTGGAAGCAGAGAATGCAAGATGACACTCCGTTACTCCAACTAAGACAACTAAGTGATATAGAAAGCGACGGCCCTCACTTAGCATGGGTAAATTTCTCGCTTGGGTGTGAAGATTGGGTAGGAGAGAACCAACTAGACCCTACTGATTGTCCTGATTATGTAGGTGTACTTATGGGAAACTCTCCTCTTCCTTATTGGATACAAATTATATCTCGTGATGGTCATCCTACGTTTCTTGTAAACAGCGGCGCTCATCTTGTTGATGTGTATGGTAAAAGCTGTACATGGTATCATTGGCGTAGCTCAGAGGAACTAAAAGAGAATATAAGTTTGGCTCAGTTTAGGAAGTGTACATCAGCACACCATGTTCAAAATGCGTTGCTAGGGAGAGGGATTGTTCTGTTAAATCACTGGGACCCTGACTATGACAAATATGAAGGGGAATATAAGGATATACGATACGAATGGGAAGGTACGT